AGGGCTTTGCCGAGGAAGAGTTAGCACAGCTTTTCGATCACCGTTCTATTCTAATCTTAATGCAAGCTAAAGCTTGGGAAGACGATCAAAGGAAAGTCAAAACAGTTAAGTCTAAAAAGATAAAGAACAAGCCCAAAGTCACCAGGAGTGGCAAAGGTGTGCAGAAGTCTGACAGTGAAAAATCAAAGAGGACTGCGAATATGAAAAGACTCCGAGATAGCGGGCACTACAGAGATGCAGCTATTCTCTTGGAGGACTTTGTAGATATACAAAATTAGGAGAAAAAAATTATGGCACTTCCAACAAACACTTCCATTACCTACGGTGCTGTAGGTATCAGGGAAGACTTGTCGAATGTAATCTATAATATCGCTCCAATGGATACTCCCTTTTTCAGTGGCTGTGGTAGAGGTACTGCGGATTCAACTAAGTTTGAGTGGCAGACTGATACTATTGCTTCAGGTTCAGCAAACCAACAGATAGAGGGTAATGACCCGACATCAAATGCAAGGGCTAATCCTACGCGATTATTTAATTACACACAGATAAGTGTTTATTCAATTCAAACATCAGGCACCAATGAAGCGGTCGATTATGCTGGCAGAAAATCCTCGCAAGCTTACCAGCTAGCGAAGAAAGCCAAGCAGATGAAGCGCGATATAGAGTTTATGCTGACAAACAACATAGCTTATGTTGTCGGTACCAACTCTACAGCCAGAAAGAGTGCTGGACTCAGTACGTGGCTTAATTCTGGTTGGGTTTCAATGAACCCCACAAGCGGTTCACCCGCTGCCCCGGCTGGGGATGGTTCAGACCAACCAACTTACGCTACCGCTACTGCTTCTGTTACTGAACTTGGTTTAAGAAGCGTTATCAAGACAGTGTATGAGGCTGGTGGTGATCCAGATACTATTATATGTAAACCATCTATTAAGCAGTCTATCTCAGCTTTCTCAACACAACCTGCTACGGCAACCGTTAGTGTTCCGATGCGTACCAAATCTGATGGTCCAAAACCTGCTCACGTTATTTCAGCAGTTGATGTATATGTGAGTGATTTTGGTACTTTCAAAATTGTAAGTGATAGAAACCAATTCCAAGAGAAGGATGTTTTCTTCATAGACTTTGACTATTGGTCTGTGGCTTATCTCAGACCTTTTAGAACAGAGTTGTTAGCTAAGACTGGAGACTCAATCAAACAGATGTTAGTGGTTGAGTATGGTCTTGAAGCGAAGAACGAAGCTTCTAGTGGTTTTCTAACTGACGTTAAAGCGTAAGAGGTAAATAGGGGGTGGGTAAAACCACCCCCGATCTTATGAAACAAACAGAAACTGCTGGTCCGAAGGATGGCAAGGGTGGGCAAGTTGCTCATCGAGAAATGACGATTGGCTGTCCGAGCGCAGATGATGGCAAAGGTGGAAAGGTAATATTTCCTTTTGGTCCATGTATATATGCAGCCTTCATCACCGATAAGTTGAAAAAATCTTTACTAAAAGAAGGAAACAAAATAAGGAAGAAGGAAGAGCACAACTTCAGCAGCAAACTTGCTGGAAATATGTATTTTGGTGGCTCATATAATTATAGTGATGAGTATATAGATACAGTTCAAGAAGAGCTAACGGGTATCTTATTCCAATGGTTCGACTTTATGACTGCACACTATGGTCCTGGCAGGTTGAACTTTGTACCTGGAAGATCGAAGTTCGGGATAGGTATAGAGAATCTATGGGTTAATTATCAGAAAAGGTATGACCATAATCCCAATCATCAACATAATGGTATTGTTTCCTTCGTCATATATCTAAAAGTTCCAGAAGTTATATTTCAGGAACAAGCGGATTCAAATGTTACATCTGCTGGACATATTTTCTTTAAGTATGGAGAATCTATAAGTCCACTATCTGTTAGGGAGTGGGATGTTACTCCAGCGGATAATATGGTGCTCATGTTTCCTGCTACCCTGGATCACTCTGTTCATCCGTTCTGGGTAGAAGCAGAGAGGGTGAGTGTATCCGGTAACTTTACTATACCTGATGCACTAATAAGCAAGAATGGGATTTAAGCAAGTAGCCATTGTTGGGCTGGCAGAATCCACCCACAATGATGCACCTTATACCAGCCCGTTCTGGGAGACTTGGGGATTACCCTGGGATGAAGGGAAGTACCCACACTTTGACAGATTGTTTGACATACACCCATTAGAGTGCATAAAGGCTGCAACCCCTTCGTTCTATAGATATGGGTATGAGGATAGGTTAAGGGGTCTTGAGGGTAAGCTGTATATGCAGCAAGCTTACAAAGATATTCCTAATGCGATTGAGTATCCATTGGATAAGGTATCTACGCTGGTAGGTGATTATTACAACTCATCCATTGCCTACATGCTTGCACTTGCAATATATGAGGAGTATGACAGGATTGGTTTGTGGGGTGTGGATATGGATGAGGAAGGTGAGTGGGGTCATGCAACTGAGTACAGGGATGAAAGACCTAACTGTGAGTATTTACTTGGTTTTGCCATGGGGAGGGGTATAGAAATCTACTTACCCCCTGATTGCCCACTTCTTAAATTCAGCGGAGAATTCCCGCTTGGAGTTGTGATCCCCCATTATGGGGTTCGTTACGGTTTTCTAAGCAATGGGTTTTCTTACCAGGAAAACAAAAAATGAAAGATATAGAAGAGATTGCCAAGAAGGTGTCTAAGATAAAAAAGGTTAAGCGGGAAAATAAAAAGCCTGTTCCAGAGAGTTCCCGTGAATGGCTGGAAAAGGCTTATCCACCGGAACGCGGTCAAGCAGTAAAAATAGGTGGCATAGGTTATGTCTAGAAGAACAGTTTTTGAATACATGCCTGGAAGACGAACGGATATGATTGAACATTCCGATGGTAGGACTACGTTTAATACATTCCAAGATGTGCAGCCTATCATAGATCATAATAAAATGATGATGAATGAGTATGGTGATAAGTTGACTCCCGGTAAGCGGGGTACTTGGCATCGAGTGGCTTCTATTCCCCATAATGTATGGGAACAGTGGCAGCTTGATACGGATTATGCAATAGATAAAGACAAGAATCTTCTCAAAAAATACTTGAATAATCCTGATAACAGGTTTTTCAAAACATCACCAACCGATTTATAGAGGAACAAGATATGATGAATCTAGCGGGAACTACCAACGTTATTAGACCATTAACGACCCATACATTATCCGCAACGGTATCCAGTGGTGCAACCGCAACATCTGCATTTGCATCGGATACAAATACAGTTATGGTAACAGCAACTGCTGGTTGTTTCGTTGCCTTTGATCCAGATCGACCTGCCACGACATCTTCCACTTATATCGCAGCGGGTGTACCTTACTTTTTCCGTGTAAGTCAGTCAGCCCAGGCTTCAGCGATTACTGGGGCAAGCACATCATCAGTTTATATTACTGAACTGACAAGATAGATGACAATTTCGACTTATGGTGAGCTTCAGACCAGTGTTGCAAACTGGCTTGACAGGGATGACCTAGAAGATAGAATACCAGAGTTCATTGCTCTATGCGAATCAATGGTTATCAGACCATTGCGGGTCAGAGGTATGGAAAATTTAGATACCTCCATTAGCACAGTGGCTGCACAAAGAAACTATGATCTTCCCACTGGTTATTTACAGATGAAGGAGTTTCATTTAAGTACAAACCCAATAAGGGCTTTGGCTTACTTAACTCCAGAGATGATGTTCAGGGTTTGGGCTGGAAGCACAACGGGTACACCGAACGCTTATACTATTATCCAAGATCAGTTTTATCTGGGTCCAGCTCCAGCTTCAGCAGTATCCCTAAGTATGCTCTACTATAAGCAGTTTGATGCGTTGTCAGATTCCGCGGAAACCAACTGGGTTATTACAAATGCACCACATCTATACCTCTATGGATCGCTCTTACAGGCAGAGCCATTCCTGATGAATGATGAAAGGGTTCCCCTGTGGGAGAAGGCAGTGCGTCAGAGCATCTCCGATATACAGGAACAAGATAACAAGGATAGGCATTCTGGCTCAGAAATGAGAGTAATGAATACAGGCGGGTACTTCTAATGGCACTAGAAACAGGCAATTATATTAGTGCGTTAGTTCGCACAAATCCACTTTCCTCAGACAATATCTCAGAGGGGGATGATCATTTTCAACTTATAAAGAAAGTCCTACAGAAAACCTTTCCTGTTGGAACGGATAGTTCACTCGATAGTGGTATAGGTCCGGATCGGGCAGTCCAGGTTCTTATTGCAAAATCATCCGCACCAACCGTAGATACGTCTTCGAGTGGAAATGCTGCAAGAGCTATGGGTCTTCTTTGGTTGGACACCACTAACAATCTTGTCAAAATCCGCAACCAAGCCAATGATGCCTGGATCACCCTAGCGATAGATCCAGAGACATCTAACTCTGTTGACATCAATGCTGGAACTATTGATGGCACTGTTATAGGTGGCTCAACCCCAGCAGCGGGTGACTTTACCACATTAGATACAACGGGAGCATTAACAGTAGGCACAGACATTACCATCTCTGGTGATGACATCATTATGGCAACTAATACAGATGCCTACATGCTGGTTGCTGATGGAACAAGTTATAATCCTGTAGCGATAACTGGAGACATCACACTAACTAATGCGGGTGTTACAAGTATTGGTTCTGATAAAGTCGTAACCGTAAAGATACTGGATGCTAATGTCACCAATGCAAAACTGGCAAACATGGCAGCGAACACTGTAAAGGTAAGAGATGCCAACTCTTCCGGTATTCCTTCCGATAAAGCATTAGCCACAACTGAAATCCTAATTGGTGATGGTACAGGATTCACCGCTGCTGCATTGTCTGGTGATGCGACAATGACCAATGCGGGTGCCGTTACGGTTGCCAAGATACGCGGAGAGACTGTTAGTGCATCTACTGTTGCTAATGACCAATACTTAAAGTATTCCAGTAGTTCTTCGGAATGGCAGTTTGTTACTGTGATTGGTGATGACAAGCTCACAACCAAGGGTGACTTACTTGCATATAACACTGTTGACTCTGAAACTAGATTTCCAGTAGGGACTAACAATAAACTTCTTGTGGCAGCCTCTGGTGAGGATGAAGGATTTCTCTGGCAATATGTAGACGGTGAAAGCATACGGATGAGTTCGGATGCACAAGGTGACATCCTATACTTTGATGGAACAGATTACGCAAGACTAGGTTACGGAACATCCGGTGATGTTCTTACCACTGGAGGTTCGAGTGCAAACCCAGCATGGGCTACCCCAACCACAGGTGACATTACATCTGTTGTTGCGGGAAGCGGTTTAACAGGTGGTGCTACATCTGGTGCTGCAACACTAAATGTAGGGGCTGGCACAGGAATCACCGTAAATACAGGTGATGTGGCACTGACAAACACTGCTGTAAGTTACGGTGGTATATCAGTAGCTCTGGGTGCTTCAGATGCAACACCAGCCTTTAACCTCTCAGATGCCACAGCATACACAGGAGATTCCAGCCTAGTAACAACTGGAACAGTAGCATCAGGAACCTGGAATGGCACAGCGGTTGCCGTTGGCTATATCGGAACTGGAGTCGGCAAATTAGCAACCGCAGCAGAGTGGACAACAACCCAAAACTTCAATTCCACTTCTCTATCCTTTAATGCGACTCAAACCTGGGATACAGCAGCAAATCAAGTTTGTGATCTTACATTGACAGCAGCTATCACTGGGTTTAGCGCACCAACTAATCAGAAAGATGGAGGATTTTACTCCATTACTTTGAAACAAGATGGTACTGGTGGATGGACTATATCGTGGAATGCTGTGTTTCATTTCGCTGCAGGAACCGCACCTACTCTGACAACTACTGCAAGCGCTGTGGACATTCTGGTATTTAGAAGTGATGGCACAAATATGCTGGAAGTTGGCAGACAGCTTGATGTTAAGACAGCTTAAATGACTAATCTTGTTTTAGGTGGAGGAGGTGGTGAAGCAGCAGCCTACACCGTTGATCAATCTCTGCGGTTTAATTTAGGTGATAGTGCATATTTAAGTCGTACACCTTCCGAAGACGGAAATAGAAAGACTTGGACTTTTAGTTTTTGGTACAAGTGTGTCGATCCATCTTTTCCGGGTGACAGAGATATATTAAGTGATTCACAAGCCGGTGCTCCCACAGATGAGCATTGGTTTAGGTTTGGGATTCGAGGAACAAATAATCAACTTCTTTTATTTCCCGGTTACAACTACAACATATATGGTACAAGTGCGTTCTTTAGGGATGTTGGTGCTTGGTATCATATAGTTTTAAGAGTTGACACCACACAAGCATCTTGGGATGACAGAGTTAGGGTCTATGTAAATGGTGAATCAAAAACAATAATAAACGTATGGACGCTTGAGGGTGAACCTCCACAAGACTGGGTGACTGGAATAAACTCTACTGACAAACAGGAGTTGATGGTTTACTCCTACGGTACGGATGTTTTTGTAGATGGGTATCTTGCTGAAGTTTATATGATAGATGGGCAAAGTTTAGCCCCATCATCTTTCGGAGAAACCGATGAAGACACTAACCAGTGGAAGCCTATTGATGCATCTGGTCTGACATTCGGTACCAACGGTTTCTATCTAAAGTTTCAAGATTCTGCCGATTTCGGGGATGATTCATCTGGAAACGGAAATGATTACACCGCAACCAATCTAGTGGCTACGGATCAGATGGTGGATAGCCCGACTAATAACTTTTCTACGCTGAATGCTTTGGTTAAACCATACGGAACCAGTACTTTTGCAGAAGGTAATTTGAAAGTTACTACCTCTGCTGCTTGGAATACGATACTAGGCACTCCATCAATGTCAAGTGGTAAGTGGTATTGGGAGGCTACGATGG